CTTCGTACCGCCGCCGAACAGCTTGAGGATGCTGCTGACGATGCCGCCAGAGCCTCCGGTGCCGGAAAGACCCTTCAGGACGGCGGCAAAGCTCTTCACTTCTTTGGTGGAGCCGTTGACCGCCGGGGTGATGCCGTTGCGGAAGAGGTCTGCAATGCTCTGCAGCGCCCCCTGAATGCCGCCCTGCGCGTAGTGCTCATTGATGGCAGTCATCGCATCGTCTGCCCACTTCAGGATGGTGTTTCGCTGCTCTTGCGTCACCTGCCCGAAAATGACCTTTACCACATCCCCGGCGATGGCCTTGCCGTCTTTGTTCTTGATGTCGGTAAAGAGAGACTTCACCAGCCCGAAAATGCCCTTGTCAGACTGCTCCTGAATCTCAGAGATATACTTTTCGGTGCGGGAAAGCGCAGCCTGGATGCTTTTTTCGGCCTCTTCGGTGTCGGTCTTGGTGTTCTGGAGCACACCGTCGATATAGGTGTTGATGGTCTTGGTGGTCCGGGCCACGCCATCGACGATGCTCTCCTCAGTCTTGGTCTCGGTGGTCTTGATGTGCTCGGTGCCATCGGCGTACTTCTCCGTGACCTCCTGAATCGCGGTGGTCACGCCGCCTTCTACCTTGCTGGTGGTGCGGGTCAGAGTGGCTGCCAGCGTTTTCGACATATCGTCGTATGTCTTTGTGGTTTTGGTCACCACGCCGTTGACCTTGGTCTCCACCTGTTTATAGGTGGTCTCGATACCATCGACCATCTCCTTGCCGGTCGTGGTGGTGGTCTCGGTGATGCGGTCTTTGATGCTGCCCGCGCTGTCCTTGACCTTTTCGGTGAGAGTCTGGATGCTGGTGGTCACGGTGCCGAGGGCATTCTGAGCGGTAGTCGTAGCCGTTCTGGAGATGGACGAAATGACCGTTTCGGTGGTGGACTTTGAGCCAGGCTTGCCGCCGGAAGAGCTCCCACCGCTGCCGCCAGTGGGGATTGAGCTGCCGCCGGAGCCAGCGGCAGCAGCAAGCTCAGCCTGCCGCTCAGACCAGCTCTTGTTGCTGATGCCAACGCCATTTAGCGCTGCCTGCCTGCGGCGGTCGCGGGAGTTCTGCTGGTCCGTCGATGCGCGGTATTCCTCGTAGCTGTCATAATCAGCGTAGGCGTTTTTGCCAAGGGCCTTGTTTAGGGCGTAACTTGCTCTATCCAGAGCGCTTACAGCCGCCGAACCCAGCCTGCCAAAACTGCTGATGATGGTGCTGATCGGGTTGTCCAGACCGAGAATCGCTTCGCCGAGACCTTTCCACCCATCCTTTTTGTAAGCGTCCTGCGCAGCCACCACCATATCGTTCAGGTTGCCGATGACCACGCCGATTCCGCTGCTCAAGTCACCTGTCATAAGACCCGCCAGCTGGCTCACGTTATCTTTCAACGTGGATACCCGTCCATTCATGGTCTGGCTTTGGGTGTCCATGGCGTTGTAATATCGTCCGCCCTCTTCGCTGGCCGCGATAAGGGCCTGCGACAGCAAATCATAGCTGATGGTCATCTTCTGGACTTCTTGTACCGATTTTCCGGTGTAGTCGGCCAAAACCTGATAGATATTGATGCCCGCATAGGCAAACTGCTTGATGTCGATAGCGGACGCCTTGCCCACGTTGGCGATCTGCTGCAAGTTCGCCGACATGCGGGACAGCTCTGCATTGCCGCCGCCTGTAGCCGAAACAGCGTCGCCCAGCGCCATGATGACCTTGCGGGAGTATCCCGCGTTTTCACCGGCGCTGATGAGCAGCTGGTTGGCCTGTGTCAGGCTCGCCACATCAAATGGGGTGCGGGCGGCGTCCTCCTGAATGGCGTCCATGGCCGCTTTGGCCGCCTCAGCGCTGCCCAGCATGTTGGTAAAGCCGGTGGTGTAGCTTTCCAGCTGGGCGTTATACCGGATGCCGGTCTGGATAAAATCCTCTGCCGCAGACAGGGCCATGGAGCTTACTTTGGAGATGACCCCGGTAAGCAGGTTGGCTTTGGTGATAGCTCCGGTAAGGGAGCCGCTGGCGGTCTCAGATGCCCCGCCAAACTCCGTCATGTTGGTGTTGGCCGACCTCAGGGCCGAGGTGGTCTCTTTCAGTTCAGCCCGGGCAGAGGCCAAAGCAGCTTTCAGCTCCTTTGTCTGCGCAGAGGTGCGCCCGGTCTTTTCAACCGATTCGTTGTACCGCTTTGTCAGCTCGGCAACTTTCTGCGCCGCCTTGCTGTACTCGGAGCCCAGCTCCGTGACGGCCTTTTTGGTGCTGTTCTGCACGTTTTGGATGCTCTGCCGGTAAGCGGAATCATCCAGCGACAGAGTCGCCTCCAGATTAAAGATATTCAGGGCGTTTCACCTCCTCCGCACAGCTCCGCCAGGGCCTTTGCGTTTTCGGCGGTAATCTGCTCCGCCGTGCGGGTGTCTTCCTTGGTGTGCAGCAGGGGGAAATGCCTGAATGCAAGCCCGGAGTAAAGGGGCTGGATGCCGAGATACTGCCCGATGGCGTCAGCCACATAGTCCCGGAAAAGCTGTGCCTCCTGATGCCTGCGCACCTCGGCGCGGATATGCTCCATGATGTACGGCTTGCCCAGCAGCCGGAGCATGTCCAGCCGGATGGTGGATACCAGCCGCCGGTAGCCGTCCGCGCCGATCACATCAAGGACTGAAAAAAATCCATGAAGTCCACGTCCCGGAGCGCCCGGCTCATGGCAGAGGCCAGCACCCGGGTGGGAGGCTGCTCCTCTCCCTTGTCCAGCACCACGAACAGGGGCAAGATGCCGAGGGTGAGGTCTGCCTTGTCCGTGTAAAGCAGCTTGGTCATGTCCACAGCGTTTTTGTTAGCCTGCGCCCGGCGCTTTTCCAGCCGCTCTGCGTCCGTCTCCGTGCCGGTCAGCTCCGGCTCGCGGCCCAGAATGTCCATCACGCCGGAGTCTGCCACGTACTTTTTATAAGCCTGCGCACACTCATAGGTGCGCTTGAGGTATTCGGTGCCGTCGAGATCGATGATGTTGCGCATATGTCCTCCTTAGTCCCCGGTCGGGGCCTTGACGATCGAGTAAAATTCCATGGGGGCCTGAGTGGGGTTTTCCAGGTCAGCGTAGCCGGTGAGAGTGATCTGCATGGAGCCGCCGCCGCGGTGAGCCGTCTTGAGGCTCAGGCCGCCGGAAGAAAGGGCGTTGAAAATTTTGCAAACCAGAAAGCCGCCGCCAATCATAGGGCCAACCCAGTACAACTCCCTGTAGTCCTTCAGAGCTGCCTCGATGCGGGGGACCACATGGGTGGGGTCGTCCGCGTCGATGTCGGCCGTGCCGATAGCCAGCTTGAGCACGTCGGGGCTTGCGTTGGGAGTGGTAAAGGCGATGGTGGCGGTGGTTCCAGTGACTTCATTGCCCTGCTTGGTGTTGGTGGGCGCGTTGTCGATGTCAGCCAGCGTATCCTCCATGCTGTTGCTGTAGGAGATGGTCACGCCGCCCTGCGTGGCACACACGACATTGGTGCTGTCGATTTTGGGGGTGGAAAGGTCGAATGTGGAAAGCAGATTGCCGGAGCCTTTCGGGATGCTCTTGAACGCATCCGGGGTCAGCACATTGACTGCGAACTTTTTTGCCAGAGTTTCAGGCATAAAGAATCCTTTCTCACGGGATAAGCCGTGTAAGCTCAAAATTGAGGTATTCGCACAGATAGCCCTCGGGCGGGTTGTCGAGTGGCTGCGCCCACGGGCTGCCTTTGCGCAAAAGAATAGCGCCGTCCCCGCATTCGATGGTCAGGCCATCTGCAAGGGCTGCGCTTATCTTGTCTTCGGTCTGTAAAATAAGCGTCCGGCCTTTGGCACTCGGGTACCAAAGCCGGGCGTGGAAGGTGCCGGACTCATTCCAGCCGCCGGGGATGATGGGCTTGTAGGTCAGATACGGCAGTTCTGCGCCGGGAGGGATGTTATCTTCCAGGTAGCCCGGGATGCCAAAGCCGTTGAAAAAAGCGTTCAGCGCCCGGTTGATGCTCTCAGACGGTCCCATTACGGCAGCACCGCCTTTTTGCACTTGACGGCCCGCAGCCCCATGCCGGATTCTGCCGGGGCGCTGCCCTCATCGGCTGCGCTCGTTACCTGAAAGGTCTGCTCATCGCTCGCCCGCTTGATGTAGTCCGGGAAAGCCAGCGGCACACCGGCGTTGACCAGCAGCGTATAGGTAGACGCTGTAGCCGCCTGCTCTGCAACCTGAGCCTCCACGGTGGTATCGTGGCGCTCTACAGCCTCAAATTCCGGGCCGTCCGTCCAGCCGGACACAAAGCCGCCGACGCCGTCCGGCTCATAGCTGCGGGTCTGAAAACGGTATTTTTTCGTGAAGCTCTGCATCACGGTGGATGCAGTGAACGAATTGACCATGTCACATCTTCCTCCACTGGTTGATTTCGGCCCGGAATTTGGTCTTGCCGTCCGCGGGAAGACCGTCCGCGTCTGTAGCCATCGTGCCGGACCAGCCGCCGAAGGACTGGGACACATACACGCCGCCGGAAGGCAGCGCCTTGTCGTATGCGTCGATTTTCTGGGCCAGCGCGGCAAAAGCGGGCGGCACGCGCATGGGCTGCACCGTGCCGTTAAAGGTCTCGGTCATCAAATCACCGTCCCCAGCTTTGTGTACGCCATCATTGAAGATAGAGCCGCACACGAGGAAATACTGCCCCGGGACTACCCCGGCGGGAACGGTATCCGGCTCAAAGACAAACTCCCCGGCAACGGGGTCGTCTGCCCGGTCAAAGAAATTGTGCGTCAGTGCGCACAGCTCAGGGACGGTCATTAGATGCCTCCTACTCAAAAGGGGCGATTACTCGCCCGGGGTGATAGTCTGGACAGAGATGCCGTCCAGATACTCAGCGAACAGGGTCATACCCATGATGGCGAAGCTCTCAGAGACTGCGGTGTGGTAGTTGCCCTGAGTGTGGAAGCCGATGAGGTTGCTTGCCTCTCCTGCGGTGGTGTAGACCAGACCTGCCTTGGAAAAGTCGCTGTCGGCGGGATCAACATAGTACAGGACGATGTTGTCCACCGGGGTTGCGATGACCTTTCCACGCGCGATTTCGCCGCTGGAAAGCAGGAAGATGGTGTTGTAGCCCATGAAGTCCTTGATGTACTGGAAGCCGAACTGGTTCTGGACAGTGATGTTGGCCGCGCCCAGGTACTCGTACACATCCAGAATGTTGGCGAAGCCAACGACGCCGGTAACGGTGCGGTGCATGTTCTTGAACTTGTCCTCAACGCTGCCCTTGGCCATCGCCAGAGCCATCTGGAAGGTCTTGGGAGTGCCTTTCAGGGTGCCGGTGTTCAGGTACTTGTAGAAGCGGTCGGTGACGTTCGCGGTCAGCTGGTACAGGAACTCGTCATCGGTCTTCTGAACGGCGACATCGTAGCCGTACTTCTTGATGGCTTCCAGAGAGACGGCTTTGGCGAACTTTTCGACAGTAATGTCAGCATAGGTCTTTTCTTTGACGGTGAACTTGCTGTAGGGGATCTCTTCGCCCTCAGCAACAGTGCCGCTCTGAAGCGTACCCTCGGCGTACTTGCTCTTGAGGGTAGTGCCGGGCTGCATCCGAATGGGGCGCATGATGCCCATGATGTCGCGCAGATGCTGCCAGTTGCGCTGGAAGCGGGTGACGAAGTCGATTTCTCGGGGGTTGACGGTAATGTCGGTAGTTACGATAAGGTTTTCTTTTGCGGGCATGTGTTATTCCTTTCCGCCGCCCGTGAAAAGGTCGGCATTTGCAGCAATCGCGGCCTGACGTTCGCCAGCGTCCTTGATTGCAAAAATCTGGTCTTTGGTCATTTTGGAGCCGGTGTTGGTGGGCGGAGTGTCCACCTTTGCGCCGGTGGTCGTGGTTGTAGCCACAAAGTCGCCCCATACATCTTTCTGGCTGTCCATGAACTTCTTTGCGTCCTTGACCTTGCCGTTCTCGTCCAGCTCCAAAGCGTCGATGTCTGCGCCGGTCATTTTTACAACGCGGTCAAAGTGCTTTTCCAGCACGCCATTGTCCTTCAGCAGCTGCTTGTATGCCGCTGCTTTCGTGGCCCGGGTGTCCTTCTGGGTCTGCTTGGCCTTGTAGTCGGTCAGCGCCTTTTCAGCGGCCTGCTTGTCGCCATTGGCTGCGTCCCGGTCTTTCTCGGCCTGTGTGCGGGCTGTTTTTTCTGCATCCAGCTGGTCCTTGAGCTCGTCCGTCTCCTTGTGCAGGGCGTCCAGAATGGCCTTGGCCTTGTCATCGTTGGAGGTTTCGGGGTTCTCCAGAATCGTGCGGATGTCAGCTCTTTTGAGTGCCATGTGATAGTCCTTTCCGCCCTTGCTCGGGCTGCCATGCTTGGCAATAAGGTTTATTTGCCGGACGTGCTGCCGGTGTGGTGCCGCTTGCGGGGCTTGAACCCACGGCCCCCGGATTACAAATCCGGTGCTCTGCCAACCTGAGCTAAAGCGGCATGAAAAAGCGGCCGACGCTGTGCGCCAACCGCTGAGTATTTAGTTTTTGCGTGCAACTTTGGTGATACATTCGACCGCCCAAAACTTCGCTTCCTGTAATTTTGTCATGCACAGACTTTTTTCTCGGCTTTCAGGAAGTGCGTCAAGCTGCGTTGCAAGCTCAAGGAAAAGGTCTTCTGCCTCGCAGTGCGCAGTTTTTACATCATCGGGCAGGAACTTTTCTTTTGGTGTTTTGAACATTTTCTCCAAATTCATGAATTACGCCTCCTTGTTCGCTTCTTCCACTGCGATCTCTCGCAGCTCGTCAATGTGCTCCTCCACCGCCGGGCGGAGGAACGGGCGTGGGGCCATGCCCCGAGTAAAGTGCCACTTGCCGTTGAAGTCCTTCCAGACCCACGGCGTTTTGCGTCCGTTGCCCTTCTCGGCAAAGATGCCCGTGCCAAGCTCAACGTAGACGCTGTAAAAGAGATTGCTGCCGATGGTCACGGTCTTTTTTGCAAGGTCTACGGCGTAGGTCAGGCTCTGCTTGAGCGCGCCGCCCACGTAGCCCTCAATGCCCGTACTGTCTGCCGTGCCAGTAGGCACAAGCAGCTGGGCGTAGTCCTGCACCTTCATGCCCCAGATGGTCAGCACCCGCTCTGCCCACGAGTCCAGCGCCTCATGCAGCTGCGGGGTGTTGTCGGCGAATTTGATGTCATACTTAAAATCCATGCTATACTCCATGTATAACAAAACCCCGCCCCGGTGTGGGGCAGGGTCGGTTATTCAGTTACAGGTACAGCAGCCGGAACGTCTCTCGGCCTTTGGGAGTGATAAGCGTCTGTACGCCACTCCACTGGGTCTTGTCGTTCTTGGCTTCCTTGACCTCGAACAGGCCGCTGTTCTTGTCCTCTCGGGGCAGCAGCTTGCCTTTCTGGTCACGGTAAAGGAATTTCTTTTCCAGCAGCCATGCCACAAAGGCTTTGGGCTTGATGCCCAGCTCCTTGGCGGTCTCCCGAAAGTTGGTCAGCAGATTGCGGTCAACCAGCTCGTCAAAATACTCGGCCTTGGGCTGCATGATCTGCTTCTCCACGGTGAGCTGACTGTTCTGTGCGGTCAGCTCACAGATGCGGGCTTCCCGGTCTGCAAGGGTCTTGTTTGCCACAAGCAGCGCCTTTGCCATCAGCTCTTCCGGGGTGAGCTGCTCCTGTCCGGCGATGTAACCGCCATTCTTGCGGATGGAGGGCAGCACCTCGGACGTGACCCATTTGCGGAACGGTTTGGCTTCCGGCTTGTCGCTGCGGAGAATGACGTTGTACAGGCCGCTCTCATTGATGATGTAGGTGGACTGCTTGCGACCCATGCTGTCGATGACCTCGGTCTGACCGACCTCATCCTCATCCATGCGCTTGGCGGTGTCCGTGATGTGGGAAATGCCCAGCACTGTGCACACGTCCTTGAGGACAAACCACGGTTCGCCGCCCATCTCTACGGTGCGGACTTCGTTGGACCGGTAGTTGAAAATCTGGATGTTACTCATGCGTTTACCTCTTGTTCTGCAATTTGATAGTTAAGTACTTCGTCTACTTCCTTTTCCAGACCGGTAAGGGATGCAAACAGGGCCGTCAGCATGGAGTTGTACATCGGGGCTTCTCTCCAAATCTGGATCACAAGCTCGCTGGTGCGCTCCCGCTTGATCATATCGGTCTTGTGCGTTTCCTCAAACCAGTTGGCAAAGATGTTCAACAGGTCGTGCATTACTCGGAGTTCACCAGAAACAGCATCCAGTTCAAGCTCCACTTTCGTGATTTTTGGTGTTTCCATTGCTAAAACCTCACATTTTACTTGACAAATCGCTTATAAAAAAATAAAATGGAGGTGCAAGGGGCTTCTTGACTGGTTGCTTTCTTGTGTCTTAGCGGTTCAGCGTTCCAGCGCTGGCCGCTTTTTTATATGCGTCAAACCGTGCCAACTGCTCGGCTCTGGTGAGCTTTGCAAACTCCTTGCTAGTCACGGAGCATCACCTCCCGGTATTTGCTCCCTTGCACCTCTGACCTCCTTTCCATGCATCTATTATACTACGAATTGCGTAATTCGTCAATACGTTTTCCGTAATTTTCAAAAATATTTTTTACGTTTTGCGTATTGACTATTAACGGATGGCGTAGTATTATAGATGTAGGAAAAGAGGTGTTAGAAATGTCGATAAGCTATCACTTAAAGGCCTTGCTCGCAGACGCAAACATGACCCAAAAGGAACTCGCTGAAGCTACTGGGATTAGACCGCCTACCATATCAGCAATCTGTCTTGGCACTATCAAGCAGTTTCCCGTTGGGGCGCTTGACAAAATTTGTGAGGTGCTTCATTGTCAGCCCGGCGATATACTGGAATATATCCCGGATGACCCGAACAAGCCACAAGCGGACGCTGAAACCGATGCCCTGCGTGCGGCTCTGCTCAACCAAATCAAAGGTCTGTGACCTTTAGGCTCTGCCGGGTGGCAGGGCCTTATTTTTATGCTTCATTCTCGTTCCTTCTTCCTCCTGCTCTGCCCAACGTCAAGACATTCATTTTCTGAATCCTTCCATTGTCCTAATAATGCGTTTGTGTGCTCCATGCTTCTTTGCGCCATTTCCGTAGGAAGGCCGCGCGTGTTTTGGCTTAATGTAACCACACGGAGGCTTAAAATCACGGCAAAAGTTCAAGAAAAAGTCATCGTTGATTACGACAATCCCAAACTTCTTATTTTTCATGCTTTGCGCTCTCCTTTCTCCGTTTTCTCTCTTCTGCCCACTACATTTGCTCTTTTTCCTTTCCGCCCTTGGATTTATACCACTCGTTGTAGTCCATGACGGGCGTTGTCTCTTTGGTCACATTGTCTCGCTGCATGGCGTTCTGCCGGGGATACCTGCCCAGAGCAGAGGACAGCACACAGCGGCAGTGGTAAACCATCTCCGGGGCTGCGTTGGGGTCGCCGGGGCGCTGAATCTCGTATCCCATGACCTTGAACGGCTCGTCAAGCTCTGCTGTCTGCTGGTCAAGCAGGCGGTGCATTTCACGGGTGCGGTAGTCGTGGGTGGAGTTCCACCGCTTTTTGACCTCGATGCCCAAAGCCTGGGCGTTTCGCATCTGCTGCAAAGCCCCGGCATTCTGGGCGCTGGTAAGGGCTGTGATGGCGTTGTTCATGGCCCAGTGTATTTCCGTGTCAGCCATGCCGTTTACGGCCTGCACGGCGATGTCATGGACGCTTTTGCCCTGCACGATACCCTGCATGACGTAGCGATTGAACACCCGGGCGTCATAGGTGCGGTTGCTCTCGCTCTTGATTCGCTTGTTGGGTACCATGCAGGGGTTCTCCTTCAGCAGGAGCTTGACCGCTTCAGTGTTGTACAGGGTCAGCCCGAACGTCACGCCTGCGGCCTGTTCCAGCTCGTAGAAAGCCCAGTTTGCGCCGAAGGAAAAGATATTGTACTGCTCGTCCCGGGCCAGCTTGTAGGCCGTCTCTTGGGCTGTGGTGCAGGTCTGCGTGATGCCGTCCAGCTTGGTGTGCATCAAATCAGAATGAAAGACCTGATTTTGCAGCCAGATGCGGTAATCATCCTTGGTGATCTCGCCTGCGTCCAGCTGCGCCCGCTTGCGCTCGTCCAGCGCTTTGTACTTTGCCAGAAACTCGGTCAGTTGCTCGGTCATCTCCCGGCGGGCAGTGCCGTACACCCGGAGGATACGGCGGCGCAGACGGTTCAGCTGACGGGTAGAGATGCGGTCACGGTCATTCTTTTTCATGGCTGTTCAAATACTCCACAATGGCACGCTCCCGGGCGGACAGCTCCCATTTTGTGGCCGCAGCCCTCTCAGCCGCAGCCCTCTCAGCCGCAGCGCTCTCAGCCGCAGCGCGATCAGACAGAAGCAGCCCGCTGCCAAATATGGTTTTCTTGGTAGAGCGCTGTGCGTCCAGAGAAGAAATTGGGGTACAATCCTTTTTGTGAATTTTGAAATCCACACCGTAATGGCTGTATCGTTGGAGCAATGCAGCCGTCACAATATGATCCGGGTATGTATACTTTGGGAGCTGTACCGTTTTGGTGCGTCGTAAGCGCTCCACTTCATCGTTTACCAGCTTCGTCAGGCTAGGTTCGGTCTGTGCTATGATGTCCCCGCCGTAGCTGGTCACAAAACTCGTTTTGACGATTGCGCCGTTTTCGTACTCAATATTACAGTCGCAAATGATATGGTTCATCCGCATAGCATTTGCCCTTCCAGAAAACGCCGTCAGTGATGGAGCGAACAGGAAAAACGGGATTCCACGATCGAGGTAAAACGTGCAGATTTTAGACAGGATGGAAAACGGCGGGTTATCCAGCACCACATCACCTTCCGGGTAGTCGTAGTGCTCATAATCTCCGCCGGGGTAAAATGGGCGCACAATTTTGGCCGGGTCGATGCCGTACTCCTTGCAGGCCCAGTCCCGGATAACAGCGTACACGCTAGGCGGTGTATAGCAGTCGTCAGTGGTCTTTTTCGGCTTGAACTTCTCCGTGAACTCTTCGTAAGTCTCACCTGCCGCCATCGTCTTCGTCCTCCTCCTCGTCCACGGTCTCACGGGCTGCGCTCTCGGCCATCAGCGCGGCCTTGGCCTGTTCTTTCTGTTCCGGGGTCAGGTTGGGCAGCAGGTCAATGGCCATGTCCTGCCCGATGATCGGTGCCTCGGAGATCACCATGCTGACCTGTTCGGCTGTGTTGGTGATCTTGCTGCGGGTAAAAATCGGGGACACGTCGCCCAACCCAGCCAGCTTGCAAATCTGCTGAATAAAGGGCGTGAGCTGTGCCTCGAAATCATCCGCGTTGTGATTCAGCGGCTCATAGGCCGCGTCCAGATGGTCGTTTGTGCTATCTGCGCTTACACAATGCACATCCAGCCCGCCGAAGTCCTCATAAGACCGGCTGTGCAGCAGATCAAGCAACGTACTCCGGGCCGTGACAGGAATTTCGGTGGTGTAGGGCTGCACCTTGCCTCCCTCGTTGGTGTCGGCGTTGGCGACGTGGTAGAGGTTGAGTTGCTGCAAAAAGCCTTGCAGCTCGTCCTGCGTCATGCCTCCAAAGTTTTCGCACAGCCAATAGATCTGCGCGCAGTCCTGCAAATCGTTACAAAAGCCGGACATGACAAGGTCTGTGTTGTCAATGTAGGCTTTCAGCCCAACAAGCGTACTCTGGTGCAGGTCTGAGCCCCACAGCGGTACAATGGGCAGGGCGCCGTAATTGTCCTCTGTGACAGATTCTTCGCCGCCCACGTTGGTTGTGATCGTGGTCTTGAGGTATCCACGCTTTGCCGCAGCCTCTTGCAGCGGGTATGCGCCACGCGCCTGAGACTTGTACTCGGTGTATCCGTCTTCTTCGTACAGCACCACTTTTGTTGCCGTGTCCTGGTTGAGCTGCCAGTACCGTGCAGCTGCCCGCAGTGTGCCGGTGTCCTCGTCATAGAGCGGGGCAAGCTCGGTCAACTTAAACACGTCCAGGTGGTCGTAATTCCAAAATCCAAAGCTTTCGCCGTGGATGAGGGCAAAATACCCAGCCTTAAAAACCCGCTCGTCGAAGGTCGCGCCAAGCTTTAGCTTGTCGGTGCCATCGGCGAATGTGACGCCGTTGCCCAGCGAGTATGCCGCGCGCTGCTTGTTGAGCCGCCGGAACAGGTTGCTTTTGACCATATCCGGCCTCATGATGTCCCGGGTGTTGTTTGTCGCCCGCTTGAGCATCTCTGCATAGGCTGCGGCGAACTGCTCTGCGCCCGGGTTTTTCTGCCGGTCGTATAAATCAGCAGCCAGCGCGCCCGTCCTGCCCGCCACCTGCGGGGAAGATTTGTGCTGCCGGATGAAATCCCACAGAAAATCTGTGAGCCGCCCTTCCTGCTGGGCCTGCTGGAATGTCTGAAACGTAAATGTAGCCACTTTTTATCCTCCGGCCCGCTTGACAAGGCGCTTCGTGCGTACAAAATACCGGATAGAGTCCATACAGTGGTCGTTTTCCTTGATGACCACATCTTCTCTGTCCGGGTCCCATGCGTAAACGCCAAACTCCTGTATGGTGCGTTTACACTCTCTGTATATTTTTAATCTACCGGTTTGGAGCATCGTCTGAACGTCCAGAATGCCGCTCAGAACGTCGTTGTTTGCCGCCTGAATCGGGAGCCCGTTTTGCTTTAGCTCCGTGATAAGCGGCAGTGCAGACGGGTCAACGATGACCTTTTCTGGCTTTGTGCCGCTTAACCATCGCTTGAGGTCTGCAACATACTCGCCCACGGTCTTCTGGCGTTTCTGTTCGCGCCCGCTGTAGTAATACTCGCGGGTCGCTATCCATGTGCCGGCGTCCAACTGCATCTGGAACAGCAAGAAAACCGTTGCGTTTTGCGTACCAAAGTCGCACGCCACATACGCGCCCTTTGGTGACAGCTCCGGAAGTACATCAACAACGTGCTTCTTGCGGTCGAACATGTCATAAACAAGGCCCTCAGCCACCGTCCACAGGCCCAGAATGTAGCGCTGATAGAAAACGCCGCTGTACTGGCTGCGGTAACGCTCTTTGATGTCCTCAGAAAGCGACAGGTTGTCGTCCATCGTGAAATGGAGATACATCATCTTGCGGGAACGGCACTTGCGCACCCATTCCAGATAAAACCAGTGCTGCGGGCTTCCCGGGTTGCAGTTGAACCAGAACTTTGACCCAGTGACAGAGCAGCGGGCTGTGGCCTGATTGACGAAGCTTTGCGGCATCAGGGCCACCTCGTCGAAGAACGCCCCGGCAAGGGTGATGCCCTGGATCAGATCCTGGCTGCTCTCGTCCTTGCCGCCGAAAAAGTAAAACTCGTTGGTTCTGCCACCCTTGCTGACGGTCATGCAGTTTTCTGCCCGATGCTCCTTGACGTTGTAGCCACGGGCTGCAAGCTGCTGCTTGAGTGTGCCCAGCACGTTGCGCCGGAAGCTGGCAATGGTCTTTCCGCACATGGCAAACTGCTGGCCGCTGTAGCAGGTCATAGCCCACTGGACGAAAGAGAAGCTCATGGCAAAGGTCTTGCCCGATCGGATAGCACCATCAGCAATGATGCCGTTGTAGCCGCTGTACGCGCTCTGCGGTGTCCACCAGCTCAAGACCTGCTTTTGCCGCTGGCTGAGGGCTTTCCAGCGAAAACCGTTACTTTTCCGCATTGTCGTCCTCTTCCTCCGGCAACATCTCCACGTCATCCGGCGGGCCGATGTCTGCGGCAGCATTCAATGCCTTTATCAAACCATCATCGTGACGCTCTTCCTGCTCCGCTTCTTTCGGCTTATCGCTCCACCCGAAATTGACCTGCAAGCTGAATCTTGCCCCACCGTTTCCGTCGCGATCATAGAGCCGTTCTTCGGCGTATCTCTCGCACCGTAGTTTCGCGCGCGTTATCGTGTCAGAAAACTCAGCCTTTCCTTGATAGTCAATCAAAGATTGCCGAGACTTAAACCCCAACGCCAAAGCTAGACCGGTGACCGTTTCTGGACGTTCGTCGATTTTTATCACGTTTCCGTATTTGTCCAAAATAGGCTTTCCGGTTTCGTCTTCTAGGACGCTCCCTTCACAGCTTTTGAAGAACTCTTCGATTTTTTTCTCAAGTTCTTCTTTGCTCTCAAAGACGGGCGGTCTGCCTATCCTTTTGTTTTTGCTGTAGGCCACCGCCACCACCTCTCTAAACTCACGCAAAAGAAAAACCGCCCGGAAATCCGAACGGTCAGAATATCAAAATAAGAGGCTTTGCTTGTCGGGTACAAAGCCTCTGCGCCCAGAACTTTCGCGGCTGGATGCCCCGCTATTGCACTCCCCGCTCTCGTCAGATCATGCAAGCACTCCCGGCAGGATTCGAACCTACAACATGCGGTTTTGGAGACCGCCGCTCTACCACTTGAGCTACGGGAATACAAAATGCCGCGTGCAGGAATCGAACCTGTAACTCCCCGGATGCTCTGCCGGTTGAGCTAACGCAGCGTAAAAGAATGCCCGCCTGCAATGTACAGTGCACATCATGCATAACAGGCGGGTAAGAACATTTTTGGATAAATTGTATCAGCAGCTTTTGCTAATCTGCGCGGATAACAGGCCGCGCCCCTTGCATACAGCCGCGTCCTCCGATTTCTGCCCTCGGCTCACGCTTTGTGTAGCTCGCCTGAAAACCGATACTCCAGACGATGCACACAAAATTACTTTTGAATGCTATTTGAAAAATTTCCCGGAACACGGGTGCAAGCACGCAGCTTTTTGCAATAGACCAAAACAGTTTGCCGAAAAATTCAAGCATGGTTTGCACTCCTTTCCAAGGTGTCCACTGTGGACACCCTCCGGGTTTGATTTTGTTTTGTGTGCGCCGCTGGATCTTGAATTGGAATCGAACCAGCCGTGTCTACACACACGCACCGCGCTCCAAACTGCGCTCAGGCGGCCATATAAAACAGCCCTGGTTCTCCGCCAGGGTTGTTGTTTGACGCACATCCCGTCGGGAAGTCTACCCACACCCTCGGGGATTCAAAGCTTTCTCTCGTGGCACGGGAGGTTAAGCGTGCAGCTTTGTGGGGGATGAGTCCATGCGTCATACGGTGCGAGGTTACGGAGTCGAACCGTTCCACAAAACTGCCGACCTGTTATGTGGCTTCCCAAACCTCGCATAGAAGCAGCCCGCAAAACGGTGAAGGAGAACAGGAAAGCATGAAAACCTGTCACAAGGAAGGAACCGTTCTGGAGGCTGCGTGGCAAGCGGCTACCGCTTAGCGCTGAACCGCTTATTAGAATTTTACATCTAAGCTTACAGACTTGAAAAGAGCTGACCCCTTCCAAAATCATGCTGTGTTTTCTTGTGCATGTTGTACACTTTGCACGTCATAAAACTCGTCCCATATTTCAGCCAGGGCCATGCATCCGCGTTTGATTCGCCGGTAGACCACCTCTGCCCCGCATACGCCGACTTCTTTTGCGATTTCTTTGTGAGACTTGCCTATGACATAGTGCTCGCAAATCGCTTCGGCGCATTCCGGCTCGGCTATCAGGCAGTATGCCCGCCGGGTGGCTTCGACACGCAGATTGCACAGGTCCGTCTCCATCCTCTGAAGCTGTCGGCGCTCGGTGTCCAGCTGCTCTACAGCGAAGCCCACCTTATCCCCAGTGCCACCACCCGCAGGCATCCCGCTCAGGCTCTGAGTGCATTTTTCGGCCACGTCCCGGATGCGCTGTATTCTTTGCTTCTGGACTTCGATAGCTGCCGCAAGGTCGCGGCACTGCTGAAACCACGTCTTGACGGTGCGGTAGTCCACGCCGCTGTCAGACTTTGGCGTGTCGCTTTCAGGTATCCATGTGCGGGTCATGCTACGCCTCCTTCGGCGTAAATGCCTATTGTGAGCAGGATCCAGAACGCGATTATCGCAACCAGCAAACAAGCTTCCATGTGGTCGTTGTCAACCACCCATTCCATGAAGCATATACTCAACGCAAGAAGAATCGCGATCGCGCCAAGTATGCCAAGCGAACATAATGCAGCAATCCAAATATTCATTTTACTCCTCCATTTCTTTAATCTCAATTTCCACCCGGGGTTTCTCCCGATCAAGCTCCACTCGGCTGCCATCGTGGGCGGCAACGATGCGGCTGTTGTCGTCCTCCAGCACGCGGGCTTTCACCAGAATGTCCGTGGTCGCCTCGATGAGGTTTGCCAGATCGACCCGGCGGGCGGTTTTCATGTAGTAAACGCACCGCACGTTCACGCGGTCAGAAATGGGGCTGTGCGGCCTTTTGATTTGCCGCAGGCAGTCCGTCTCATAATCCACATAGGCCTTGCTGGGGGCCACAAAGCGCCCGCCTGAGCGGCTTTTGAGGATGCGGGCAGAGTTTTTCTTGGTTCGCGGGTCGCCGTAGAGGGTTAATTTCATCTGCTGTCCTCCACATAAAACCAGGATTGTGGTGGTCGCTCAATATCTACAGGTTCATAGCCAACTTTTGTTGCCCGAAGTCTTGTGAAATCACTTAACGGTCGTGGGCGGTCGTAAATTTTCAGGTCGGAAATATGCCAACCATACAGGTCTTTCATGTCGGCATAGTTCATACCGGTATCCCAGCCGGCGTATTCCTTTACTTGCTTGATACTGAGGCAACTTCCAGCAATTGCTGTTTCAATATCTTCTTTGACGATGCAGTACTCAGGGCCGATGCGCCGGATGTCATCGCAAATGAACTCTCCAATGACACGTCCCTTTTTTTCTGGCCATTCGCCACGGTTCCACGCGGCCACATCCCGGTTGAGGACATCCATAAACAGGCTGTCACTCCCGGCCAGAGTGCAGTATATGTAGCACTTGAAGGGAGGTTTCAGCTTCGGCCTTGTCTTGCGCACCTCCACGGTCTTTTCTTTCAGGACGATCTTGCTGCACCATACTGGCTGGATGCTCAAAAGTAAAGCTTTCATGCTCACACATCTCCCTCAGTAATACTCGATTTCCACCAACGAGGTGGATACCAACTCAAAGCGGCCATCTCCAAGAGGGATTTGCAGGAGCTGGTACTCTCGCTCGGAAGAAAGTTTCGGGTCTGGCACCAGCTCACCAAAGTTGTCCACGGTGATGGTATACTTCGGAGATCGTGTTCCAGCATATCCGGTCTTTACAATTTCCGGGGAATAGACAGTGACGTGATAGCATGGCTTTCTTTCAACTTCTGCCTCGGCAGTGGCCGCACCGCAGGATGTAAGCCACGGCGTCACAATCAGCAATGCTGCTAACACGATAAAACGGATCGTTCTCTTTTCAGGCTTCATTTTTTACCCCCATTGTTCAGCCATCGCTTTTGCAATACCTGGAAATGTTTTTGCTCGATTTTTGGCGCGGTCGGTGGTAAACATACCCTTGTTGCGCTCATTATGCTTATGTGCGTAAGAACCAGACGGACACCATGTAGCCACAGGCTCCACAATATCGGTTGGGAATAGTGGCGGCAGGGCCTTCAGCCAAAGGCAAGTTTTCTTGCTGTATGGGTGTCCATACTCATACGGTTGCACAGCTTGCGTATACGGTGGCAGGCAGAAAACTTTACTCGGCACTGGGTTTTCTACGCAAATCTTGGGAATGTCTGCCCACCAGAACCGCATAAACAGGTCGCGGCCCTGAATGCCCAACATTACGCGGTCAGCTTGAAGCTGGTGCCCTTTCCAGAGATGCCGTGCGCCGGCATTGCTCAGATATGTGCAGGGCGGGTGCGCAATGAGCAAGTCCCACTTGCCAACGTCATGCGTTACGCCGTCCATCGTCACGACTTGCCCCCCCTCCAGAGCCTTGAGTGCATCGCCCAAGATATGCCACTCGGGATGTCCGCCGGACGGCTCCTGAATATCGCAGGAGTAGGCTTCGTGGCCTTTTGCCCGAAATGCCTTGCATACTTCCTGCGATTCTTCGCAGGCGATAAGCACTTTCATCTGTCCGCTCCTCCGTTCGCTCCCATGTACTTCTTGCAGCCCCGCTCCCGGTGGCGGTCTTCGTGGTCGTAGTGATAGACCTTGCCTGTGTCCAGCATCTCGCGGGTGTAAGCGGCTTCTGCGCCTCGCTGGCGCTTGAACTCGGCGTACTTGGGGCAGGTGTCGTGGCATGCCGGGTGCCGGTCGGGGCAGTCTTTACACGGCGTCATCGTCATTTTTCGCGTACCTCGCTTTCAACCGCTGCTTCCAACGGCTCATTTTGGGCTCTGCCTTTTCGCCGCACTTGCTCATAAATGCGTGGTAGTTCAGATTGTCTTCCAGCAAAAGTGCGTCAATGCAGTTCATGACATCGCCGATTTCTTCTTCCAGCGACTCCCAGCATTCGGGGATAGTCTTGGGAGTCGGGTTTGAGTCATCCAGCGCCCGGCGCAGCTTGAGCGCCGCCTGTGCGGCCTCTGCCAGCTCTTCTGCCATCTGGGCGAGAATTTCGCCCTGTGAAAGATGGTCTATGATTTTAGTCATTTTTCAGCACCTCCGTCCTCACCGGTTTGATGTCCCGATACTCGGGGTAACGGTCGCCCGCCAGCTGGCAGGCCCGGAACTCTGCCGCAAACTGACTCGCGGCGTTGATGCGGTATGTAAGCGCCGCGTTCCCGTGCGGGCCGCTGCACTCTACAATGACTTTGTATCTAGGCATTTCGTCCTCCGTTCTGGCTTGCCTGCCCAAGAAGCTTTCTTTCTGCCCCGGACTTGAGCATCCGGGTGCGGGCAGCAAGGCAACGCTTTGCCAGCATCTGCTCGCCCTGGGCCTTTTCGACGGCCTTTTTCCATGCCGGGAGAAGCTGGATCTGCCAGCTGCACTCCGAGATCACCTCGTGGAATGTCTTATAGGCCACCTCATCCGGCACGTCCTTGAGGGATGAGTTCGCCCAGATCTCCGCAATGCTTGCGCGGCTCTCTGCGGTCTGAGGCCGTCCAAAATAGGCCTCAGCGTCCGCAAGAAGCTTTGTCATCATCTCCACTGTCACAGTTTCACCCCCTTGAAAATATTTGCGTATGCCTCTGCGGTACTTCCTGTGGCTGCGATGTTTCTCACTACCGCTTGCTCTGCATCTCTGGCTATCCACCCAGATGCAGCCGCCTTCCACTTCTTCATCGGGTTTTTGCCTACGCGCCACCCGTTGGACTCGTAGTAAGCAAAAAATCTTTCAGCCTGGGCGTTCGTTCCGCCTTTTTGGGCGAAATATTCCGAGACGCTTTCCATGTCCGGTGGGTGAAATCGGGTAGATTTTAGAGTGGGAGACGGCGCTTTAGCGCCTTTCTTTGTATCTCCGTTAGGAGATATTTCTTTATATCTAATATCTATCTCTTTATCTCTAATATCTGTATGGACATTTTTTTGGACATCTTGTGGACACTGCTGTGGACATTGTCCACAGTCGCCGGATGAAATTTCACGTTGAATCGACCTTTGTCGTCTTTTTTGTGCTGAAAAGTCCGTCTCACTGCCTACCAGCTCAGAATGGTTCGTCAACACCAATGTGCCGTCCTGGTCCTGATACACAAGGCCAAGTTTTGCATAAAGCCCAAGTGCAACGCGGACAGTGTCCACAGAAAACCACTTTGTATCGCGCTGAATCTTTTCCGGGTCATACGGAATGATGACATCCCCGATTTGCCTGGATAGCTTGCCGTTGGTGTTGGCCGTCATCAGGCAGAGCATCTGGTACAGCACCACATACTGTGCGCCGTTCGGCTGGCCCATCAGAAAATCAACTGTGTCAGATGTCATGAAAGTCTCTTTCAGCTTGATCCAGTAGTATCTTTTCCCTGTAGCCAATGCGTTTTCACCTCCCTTGTATGCCCGTATAGCCAGATAGCGCAGCTCTCAGCCTAGAACGGCAAATCTTCCGAATCGTCGATGACCGAAAAGTCGTCTGCGCTGCCCTGCGAATACCCCGGTACGCTCTGAGGCTTCTGCGGAGCGCTGTGAGCGGCGTTTGCTTCCTGAACATGATTTTCCGTCTGCTGGTCAAAATCGCGCACAGTGGGCTTCTCTGCGGCCTTTCCGCCGCAAAAGCTCACCTGCGACGCAAGAACCTCGGTAGCTGTGCGGTTGTTGCCGTTCTTGTCCTGGTACTGACGGGTCTGCAAGCTGCCTTCGACTGCGATCATGCTGCCCTTCTGGAAATACTTGGAGACGAACTCGGCGGTCTGCCGCCACGCGGTGACATCGATAAAATCAGCCTTGCGCTCTTCGCCCTGCCGGGTAAAGCTGCGGTCAACCGCGATGCGGAAGCTGCACACGTTGGTGCCGTTCTGGGTGGTCTTGAGCTCCGGGTCGTAGACCAGACGGCCCATCAATGCAACGACGTTAAGCATGAGACATTCCTCCATCTTCTTTCGGCTGCTTCTTTGCGCATTCTACGCAGAGGATACGGCCATATTTTGCTTTACTGCGTTCCGCTGCCTGCTCAGCAGTCATCTTTTCCCCATCCTTGGTTTTGATGCCGATGATTTTCTTTCCGCAGCAGGCGCACACCGGGGCAGGAATGGTCGGAAGCGGGGTGTACTTTGTGGAGTCATCCTTCCAGTACACGTTCGCACCAATTCCAAGCGCCTTGCAGGCCACGCTCTGGGCGTCCGTATACGCTTTTTTGTAAGCATCATCGTCCGTTCGAAGTCCGCCGGATTCCATTGTAATCAACATGGAGCCGCCGATTCCGGGGATGGGTGCGCTCCATGCTTCACCATCATCCTGCCTGACGTACAGATTCGTAAAGCACTGCACGACAACTTCGCCCTTTGCTCCGGTCTTTTCCTCGAACACCGGCGGGTCGAACTTCCAGCCCGTACCAGCCGGGCCAAAAAGCTCAGTCAGCTTCTTAATACGCCACATGGGGTTGATGTCGGTCTTGCCCTTCAGGCGGCCCGCTGCGATAGGTTTTTGGGCTTCTTTGGGGACTTCCCGGCACTGCTCGTAAATGGTCATTTTATCCATGATTGTATGTCACCTCATCCATCCCGTGTACCCGGCACAAATCTGCCAGCCACCCAAAACCCGAATTGTAGGACGCCTCAATGTTGCCCATCGCGTCATCTAACCCGCCGGTCTGGGTGGAGCTGATAAGCGGGAAAGCGTTTGACTCATCTGCCAAAGCAACTACGGTTTCCAACGCCGAAGCGGCTGTGCCGAGGCTGTACTCTGCATCCGAAATGGCTTTTGCATATCCCGTCGGAGACATCCCATAATCTGATCTGCCTGGATAAAAACGGTCTTCCGCGTCGGTCGCAAGCATCATCTGGCTTACGCTCATCAAGAGGCTTGCGCATTTCGCAAGCTCTGCCGCCGCCCGATGCTTGAGCGCCAGATTCCACTCGGGGACGCTGACTGCATACCGCAAAACCGCTTTGCGGCGTTCCTTTTGCTCTAAAGTCATGTATGTCACCTCTGGTAAACCTTCTGCCGGTGCTCGTCCATAACGACGTACAGACGGCCCGGCTTTTCTGCTGCCAGCTGGTCGGCGTACTGGATGCCCGCCAGCGTGTTCGGCATGGGGATTTCGTTGACAAAACGCAAATCCGCGTCAAAAATCTGTACCGTGCTCACCTTTTTCTTCTCCTTCTTCTGGTGGATGTGCCGCAGCCGTTCCGGCTGTCGCTTATTCCAGCGAATCTCTGCGGCTCGCATATATCTACCGTTCATATTCCTGCTTCCTTTTCGCATACTGGCCTTTCTTTTTGCAGTAACGGCGAAGCGGAGGGAGACAGTCAATCTCCGCACGATCAATGCGTTCCTGCTCAAAAATGTACTTGTACGGGCGCTTTTTTCCATGGCGTCGGTGTCCAACGGAAGACACAAAGCTGTTGGCGGTCTTGTATCCCAGTTTCGCAGCGCACATGGCGGACGTTCCCGCCGCCACTACCTCACCGGTCTTGGCGCTGTACACGGTGTACCATGTGACATAGTGGATGTAATCAGCCATGTGCGACGTCCTCCGCATCGTGGAGGGCTGTGAGCAGCCCATCTGCTGCCGCGCTATAGACCTCTGATTTTTCCCGGCAGATGACCCGCAGCCAGATGTCTCCCGTAAGCGCGGACTCCGTTGCAAGCCGTGTGGCTGTTTTCAGGTACTCTTCGGCCCGCTGCCGAATCAACTCTTCCAGCTTCATGCGCCCTTCTCCTCATTCTGCGGATACTCCGGGTTCCGGGCATGGTTGCGGACGATCTTGCCGTAGCCGCTGCGCTTATACCGTTTATTGTCCTCATGCATCCCATAAAACGACATTGTCAGCCCGGCAGTGGATGCAACAATAATCCAAGGCGCGGCATGCGCAGCCTCGGCGATGCCCCAGCCGCCCCAGTAGGTCAGCGCAACGGCCATCAAAGAGCAGGCCCAGCGCACCACCTGCACCGCGCCGATAATGGCCAGCAGGCCTACCGTGCCGGTGACGACGAACGATTTGAGTTTCATCTTGGCTCCTCCTTTGTATAAACCTTTTCGAGTTTGTAAAAGTCCTTCACCCACGCCATAAAACCGGCGCGGGAGATCAGCGGGGCAGCGCTCTTGGTGTCAATGGACGGCACCGCCCATGCCGGGAAGCTGCCGGCCTGAATCATACCGGTAAAGATCGGCTCGCTCACCGAAATGTTGTTATCACGCATGATCTGGCAGCACTCTGCAATTCCCATGCTCTTCTTCACTGCCGCGCCCCTCCTTTTTTCTTCTCAGTTGCCGTTTCATCTGGATATGCTCCAACCGCTCCGGCTGCCTTGCATCCCAGCGCTGTTCAAGCCAGCGCTTATTGTAGTGTTTCTTCTGTGCAGGCATGGTCAGCGCCTCACTTCTTAGAGCTGCCAAAGGAGCAGGAGCGCGATCCACGCTGCCGTTCCGGCGGCCAAGGTGAACGTCCAGTGCATCAATGTGCAGATGGCCCACACGGCGGCGCAGGTAACGCCCCAAGAGATGCCCAAAAGGACGGCAAACGCGATGATGATCGCCAGTGCTTTACCCATTGTTCCGCACCTCATTTGCGGCACTCTCAGCTGCCTGTGCCGCTGAGTCCTCGCACCACTTGCCAGCCGGGGCGGTCTTGCGGGGGTCTTCCTGGGCTGCTGCAGCTTCGTCCTCTTCCAGCAGGTTGTTCAAATCGGCCAAGAACTGGCCACACATCTTTGCTTTTATAGCTTCCTCCGACTGGCCATACGGGCCGCAAAACGGCCCGGACTTGAAAAATGACCTTGAACGGAAGTCCTCTTCCAAGAACTGATACTTGCCGATCAGCTGGCAAGCCTTATCCCGCATCGTGGTTTTCATGCTTATACCTCCTTGACAAACTTCCCGGCGGTGGTGGTGTTCTTCTGGGCAGCGGCTGCGGCAAACAAGCTGGTCTGGCCGTTGGTCTGCTGGATCAGCATCACGGTGTTGGTGCTGGGCTTCCAGCGCTGAATGTACTCCACCGCCTCGTCAAAGCGCTTGCGGGGGATGTTGCCCACGCTGTTTACCCGGAACCAGTCCTGCACATCGTGGTTGCACTCGCTGTACACCTTCCTGCGCACGTGGTTGTCGATGTAGGCCGGGGTGTCCTCGCCGCCCAGCGCCCCAATGACGGCCCGGCTGATGGCCTTGCGCAGCACACGCTGCTGGTTGTAATCCACCGTCATGGTATTCTCCAACGCGGTGAGCCGCTCTTCCTGCCGCTGGGTGCGGTTGTCAAGCATAAACAGCGCCTGCATCTCCTTGCTGAGCTTGGGCATCATGTAGCTGCCGGTCTTGCGCAGGGCGGGTAATACTTCGCTTGTCACCCAGCGCTTGAACCGCACGGCCCCTTCCAGTTTGCTGCCAAAAATCAGGCTGTACAGGCCGGACTCGTTGATAATGACCATTCTCTGGTTGCCGCCGGGGGTCATCAATTCGGTGACCCCTTTGTCCTGCTCGTCAACGTGGTTGGAAACGGCGTTTGCGAGTGACTTGCCTTCGCCGTATCCCAGCGCCGCCGCCACGTCCTTGCCCACGAACCACGGCTCGCCGTTCTGGTCTACCGTGCGGATGTCCCCAAACTCGGGGCTTGTGAAAATTTGAATGTTTGCCATATTTTGTCCTTTCTTGTCGTCCACCCCGGTGCCTGTTATAATAGGCAGGGAAAGGGGGTGACAAAATGAGTGATTTCAAAACTTTTCCGAGTTCTCTTTCTGAAGCTCTCGCCTTGGCCTACGTTCAGCATCAGGATTTGAGCGGGAAGACTCCTGCGGAAATTCATACCATGTATTGGGAAGCACTGTATGAAATCCGAAAGGACTACAGGGAAAAGCATGATTCTGGATACTTTAAGGCGCATCAGTGAGCGTCCTGTAAACCTTGCACATTGCATCCGTAAGTTTTACCAGGGTGTCCAAATCAGCATTCGGGGACTTCTCAGAAAGCAGCTCCAACTGCTTTCTGAGAAGTTCTTCGTTTTTATCCAGGGCTTCTTTGGTCATATCTATCCTCCATTCCTTAGCAGCCACCATAATATTTGGAATACTACAAGTGACACATTAAGCACGGTTATCAAAATGCAGATTATCGTAATCGTGGTTGCGCCCTAGTCGGGCTTCCGGCTGGGCTTTTTGTTTTGGTTCACGGCTTTGCCTCCTTTTCCTTGATGATCTCGCTGACTGCGGCTTCCATCTTCTCACGGATGCCGCTGGGCTTGCGCTTACTGTTCAAGATCATCGAGCAATAGCTCTTTGTCCACCCCAGACGTTCTGCAAGCTGACCCAGCGTGACTTCGTTGTTGTGCATTCGGCCAATCAGGCGGCCAGTCCACGGTTCGGGCACTCTTCCACCTCCCTGTTATGTGTTAATAAATTGACAACGGCGCACCAATTTGCTATACTATTCAAGCCTTAGATACTGGCAAGAAAGGAAGTTCGATGCAAATTGAAGGACTTTTTGAACCAGCCTGTTCCAGACGCGAGCAAGTGCGCAATGCCTAAGGCTGAAAAATTCAGCGGAACCGGCCCGCTAAAGTGAGCGACGTACCAATAGAACTGTAAGTCGCTTTTGCAGCCCCGGCGTTACTTTTGCGGCGTAAATGCCCGAAAAAGATGTGCAGACGTGCAAGTTTGCATTACCGCCTGGGTGCAGGTGCGTTCTGGTGACAAATCGGTGAAAAGTCTGTCTGTGAAGCGACCACAGGCAGATTTTTTCTTGTCGCCGTGTCAAAATACTGTTGCAAATGTTCACAAAACGTGCTATTATGTAATTGCAAGGTTACCAATAGCATTCGGACGCCCCGATTTCTGTTCAGGCGTTTTTCGTGTTGCGTTTGTTCACAAGCAGTGTCTGTATTATAACGTAAACAAACGCAACAGTCAATAGGTTTTGTTGCGTTTGTTGCCTATTTGTAGACTTGCACAAAAACGGAGGTGGTGTTTTGTTCTATTTGAACTTCGTTCGCCTTTGCAATAGCATTGGCAAGTCGCCATCTGCCGTAGCAGAGGATATGGGGCTTCAGCGCTCTTCTGTAACAAGATGGGCAAATGGAAGCGCCCCGCGAAAAGCAACCGTTGAAAAAATCGCAACCTACTTTGGAGTTGATTCTAAAGAGCTCACCGGCGAGGAGCAAAAAGAAAAGCCCGCCCCCGGTGAAGGGAGTGGGCTGGATGCAGCATTCAACGCCGTGCTCGATCAGTTGACCGAACAGGAGCTTGCCGACGTGTTGCAATATGCAAAATTTAAGGTTGCTTCAAGAAAGGAAAACTCCAATGGCTGAGTTTTTGGACAAAAAGAGTCTGGCTCTCCTATTATATATGGAGAAGCACAACGGGAAAATGAACCAGCACGAAGTCTGTCTCATTTCCGGCGAGGATTTCAGCCACAACGGCCAGAACAGGTACATTCAGAACTTGAAGGGCCGCGGTCTGATTGATGAGCGTCGCAAAGAGTACATTCCTGACGGGGTGGGTGGCTTTCTTCCCAGCGAGTACATTTATTCTCTTCCGCTAGCTGGAGAAGCCTATCTTCAAGAACTTCGAGCAGATCGGGAGAATCAAATACTTCAGGCCGCATTGGATTTGCTGGTGTCCATCTTCGGTCAGAAATTTTAAGGGCATCACAAACGCGGTCAAATGCTTCGTGCAGCTCTTCCGTGGTCTTACCCTTTCCGCATCCGTAGTTGAAGCAGTAACACCCGATTTCAAGAGAGCACCGGTGGTCGCAATTTGCGCACTCTTCGCTTTTGATTCCGGGTAGGCCGGACGCTTCCGTTGCCAGAAGAGCAAAAATTCTGGTTTTGTATCGGCCCAGTTCAATCTCGTACTTATCCACAGATTTACTCCTTTCTGCTGTTGAGCAGGCTTTCCGCATAGGAAAGCACCTCTTGTTTTTCCTGTGCCGACAGAGAAGAAAATAAAGCTTTGAGGCGGCACTTTTCTTTTTCTTTCATTATATCACAATTTGCAAGCTTTGTGCTGTTTTCTTGCACTTTATTTTCCTCCTTTGGCATTTTCCTTGATAATTTAGTTTTTCGGCAGCTGGTTGGCTGCCTATTTTTGTTTACGAGGTGGTTATCATGAAAAAGAAATTGATTGCACTTGCTCTGACACTATGCACATTGTTACTCTTTTCAATGGCGGCGGTTGCGGCAAAACCGTCCGTAGAGCTTACGGATGTATATTTTTCTGTAAACTCCGCAAATGGTGTAACGCCGACCGTTTGCTTCCGAAACAATTCCGGTAAAACCATCAAATATGTAACGTTCACTCTTGTTCCCATGAACGCGGTTGGAGATAAGGTGTCTTGCTCTATTCGCGGTTATTCTGCTGCACAGGCACGTCTTGTTGGCCCGATTTACCCAACATCCTTAAACACTTCCAGCATTATTGGAACGTTTGATGATAGTACGGAGCGTGGCACTCCATTTTCACAGCAAACGCAACTTACAACGGATTATTACGTTTATGTTGGAGCGCGCCATAATAACAAAATTTTACTTGATAAGTACGGCAACCCATATTACTGGAATGCGTATTATGGCGATGGCTTAAAATATGGTGATCCTTTGACGTACCTTTCCGAATCTGAAATTCAGAATGCTGTTTATGATACGGCTGTTGAATGGGATTGCCTGTGGTACAATGGAACTATCGAAGAAATTGCCGTTACTCAGGCTGTTGTTGAGTACATGGATGGCAGCAAGGAGACCGTTTCCCAGAAAGCTTTGTACTCCGGAAACTTCCGCAAAGAGCCTGATTATATCCCTTATTTTGCTATGCTTAAAGCATACAGCCCTGTTTACAATTTTGAATATTACAAAGCAAACAACGCTGATCTGGCCGCTTTGTACGGGGACAACGAGTGGAAATACCTCGAACACTTTGTGACCAGTGGCATGAAAGAGGGCCGTCAGGGCAGCGCCGAATTTAATCTTGCCGCGTACAAAGCAAATAACGCCGATCTGGTTGCAGCTTTTGGCGATAACAACCAAAAATACTACGAGCATTATCTGAACTCAGGTAAAGCTGAGGGTCGTAAAGCTGCGTAAACCTGTTTACAACCATATTATAAAACCACTGGTTGTTGACGTCAATCCCCATTCGAGCACTGTTTTTAGTGAAAAAATCCACAGAAAAATGAGCATTTGCGCTGAATCGCTGAAATTTACGCTGACTTTTTGCTAAGTACGCGCGTTTTACGCAGAATCCGCGCAAAATATGTGCGTTGTTATCCGTGGTTGCAAGATTGTTGCAATTTTTGCAACAGTTCAGCAGCAAGCTCCCCGCCGGGTGCGTCTGCTGCGGCGTGGAGAGCCTGAACAGACTTTGCCTTGCGGGTTACATAAAGGCAGGCCCGAGCCTGTCCCTCGGGTGGCATATCCTCATAGCAGGCCAGCGCGGCGCGGATGTGTGTGCAAAACAGCTGCATCTTGTCCATCTTTAGTCCTCCCAAGGTTCAGGTGTTCGGGTCGCGCCGGTCAAAATGGTGGCAGGCATCCCGTCAATGATGGTCATTTCGTTTTCTTTACCGTTTCTTTGCTCGAAATTCATTTTATTTCACCTCTGTTTTTGTTAAATTTGTCCAACTTGTTTTAGATTTTACCATTTTATGGGAAAACTTGAAGGACTTCTGCTCTGTCGAGTGGCATGGGTTTTCCCCATGTCGCTTTTTGTTTTTATGGCATGGAAATTTGTGAGGTTATAATTGATGAGCTACTTTACTGCGGAAAAGCTTGGTATCGCACTGGCGCGGGCCAGAGTCGCGGCAGGTTTGAGCCAAGTCGACATGGCCCGCCGTATCAACAAGGGAAAGGCTACGGTCCAGAGCTGGGAGTGCGGGGCGTCCAGCCCACCGGCCGACAAGATAATGGACTGGTTCGAGGCTTGCGGGGCTTCTCCGCTCCCCGCCATGCAAGAAATGCTGCACCCAGAGCTTTACAAAGAGCCCATACAGCGCAAATCAGACGAAGATCTGGACAAGGCGCTTACAGAATACTTTCGCACGGCACCTCGAATCGTAAAAGAGATGGTGCTGTTTATTCTTTTGGGCCGACATGGCAGCTATCCACCAGCGGTGTTTGCTGAGGTGTGCGCAAATCTGCATACCCCCTTACAAAACAAGGTGTCTGTCTGCGGCCAGATACTGGACAACTACGGATTCGCCGTGGCTACAGGGACGGACCCGATTCCGTGGGAAGTCCAGCCTCCGGTGAATCTGCTGCGCTCGGCGTATCAGGCTGGCAAAGAGGCCGCAAAAAGCGGCGAAGCCGACTATACCGCAAAGCGAGGTGAAGAGACTTGAAGTGCATCCGCGCCTGCTGCCGCCGGGAAATACCGGACGACGCATCTTTTTGCCCCTACTGCGGCAAGAAGCAGCCAGAAGCCGCCCCGCAGCAAAGAAAAAAGCGCCGCCGCCCAAAGGGCAGCGGCAGCGTATATAAGTTGAGCGGGACGAGGTCAAAACCGTATGTGGCCCTGACAGCCAAGCGAGACGTTCTGGGGACGTTTGCGACGCCGGGTGAAGCAGTACAAGCGTTGGACGCTTACAACGTCCAAAACACCCCCGCAGCGCGTCTGAAATGTACTTTTGCGGATGCCTACGCCCAATGGAAAGCGCAGCCCAAATTTGACAAGCTCGGCACTGACATGAAAAAGGGTTATGAGCTGGCCTATGCAAAGGCTTCGCCGCTGTATGACCGACAGCTCCGGGACTTAAAAACTGCAGACTATCAACAGGTGATTGACCGGATGGTGGAAAAGGGCCTCTCCCGCAGCTCCTGCGAAAAGCAGCGCACGCTTTTCAGTCAGATCTGCGAGTGGGCAATGGCTCAGGACATCATAAACAAAAACTATGCTATGCTCTTGCAGCTCCCGGCGGCTACAGGCAAGGCAGAGCGCACCTTGACCGCTCAGGAGATAGAGCAGATCAGCAGCCGGCAAGATGACCCGAAGCTTGGGAAGATAGCACAAATCGCAATGGTGCTGCTCTACACAGGTATGCGTATCGATGAGCTGCTCTCCATGCGCTGCGACGATGTGCATCTAAAAGAGCGGTATATGCAGGGCGGCGAGAAGACCGAGGCGGGCAAAAACCGCATTATCCCTATTTTGGACCCCATTTACAAAATCGTTGCCTTTTGGATGCTTGACAGCGGCTGTGAGTGGCTGATACCGTCCAAAGCTGGTACAAAGCTGGACAAGCGCAACGTGGCTACAAGGTTTCGGGCTTTGATGCAGGAGTGCCACATAGAGGGGGTGCATCCGCATACCCTGCGCCACACGGCCAGCAGCAAGATGGTGGAGTGCGGCCTGGAAAAGACCGCCGTGCAGGCCATCTTGGGTCACAAAAATTTCTCCACCACGGCCAACAAGTACGTCTCCCACAATGACCCGGCTTATCTGTTGCGGGAAATGCAAAAGATGAAGTATTGATTTGTTAGATTGTTTGTTAGATTGTCACGTTCATTCAGGGAATTTCAAGGCATTTCAAGCAAAAATAAAAACGCACGGACGATTTGTTTTTATCGTTCGTGCGTTTATTTTTGGAGCTGGTGACAGGAGTTGAACCTGCAACCCACTGATTACAAATCAGTTGCGCTGCCATTGCGCCACACCAGCAAAGATACAATCGTTTCTACGTTACTTTTCCGAGCATGCGCAAATAATTTCTTCAAGTTGAGCAACTGATTCGCTCTATTGATTCTGGAAAGCTTCTTGCGTCGTACTGGAAATCAACTGTCTTAGATAGAATAGCAGAAAACACATTGGTTGTCAATATCAACAATCAGTTGCGTCTCTAAAATGTTCACTTCAAAAATTCCTCGTGCATCATATTAAAACATTCATCTATACAGCACATCATTTGTACCGGCTGTTTTGTCACATTCTTTCATATTATTATCGATATATCGTCATTTACTATCTTTTTGCTTTGATTGTTTGAGCCGGTATCGCCTTGACCATATCTCACAAATTTTCATCGTATTTTCGTCTCTGCATAAAGTTTTCCGCATCAACCAATCAATGGCTATTTCTCAGACGATCGGCCAACTGCGCCAACAATGCAATATCTTCCTCATTCAAGCCCGTGACATTGACCGTCTCCAACCGCTCCACACCCAGCAGATAATCCGTCGAAACCGAAAACAACTTTGCCAAATCCACCAGACAGGCAGGCGACGGCATAGAAAGTCCCTGCTCCCATGAGTTGACACCATTGCGCGTAATACTCAGCCGCCGGGCAAGCTCTGCCTGTGTCCAGCCCCGCGCCTCCCGCAACACCTTGATTCGTTCTGCGGTCATCTTCATCCCAATCGCCTCCTATTGTCCAGTATAGGTTACGGCGATGATTTATTATTATCATTTTTGGCTCTATTGCTTAACATTGTGATAAAAGTGTGATAGCTTTGTATCAAGAACTTTTGGCGCAGTTGCACAGATTGTTCCACTTGTCTAATTTTAGGGAGGAATCATTGTGAATACGAAAATCCTAATGCTTTTGATTACAGCAGCTATTGTGTTGTGTAGTTGTTCCCCCCAAAAAAGAAATCTGCTCAGTTAATAGTTGTTCTCAGAAAGTCTATAAAGACGGCTTGTGTGCTGATCATTATGTCAGTGCTACATTATCCGAGTCAAATTCTGACGAATCGTCTGCTGAAGATATCGACCCCGTTGTTGCGGCATTACAAGAACAGTATCAAGAATATGTTGATGAGGCTATCAGTCTTTGTAGAGACAGCCTTAAAAATCCTAAAAGCCTTGATATTTACAACATCTATCTTGCTGATGAGTCTATAAATCCTTATCTTCCTCAAATTGAAGTCTGTATTGACGCATCTGCTGAGAACAGTTATGGAGGAACCGTTCGGTCTGAGTTCTACTACTGTACTTCTAAATACGGAAAAAAATTCTACGAATGCAAGTCAGATGTTGAGAAGAGCTTATTTAAAGGTATTATGGAACTTAGTACCGGTCAACGCCTTCAGAATCAATTATCAGAATTAGCAGATGGATATTATTTAAGAGTAGTTGATTCCAAAGAAGCTGGTGGAAATGTTAATTGGGGTTATTATCTTCATGTCCCGGAAGTATGGTATACTAATTCATAACCCATTTACCAGAAAGTCTCTACTAGACAACCTCTTCCCGGCGGCTCATCCCCGCTGGGATTTTATTTTGTCCAGATACAATAAAAGCCCCTGCCCATTCAAAAGGCAGAGGCTTATTTTTATGCTCAGAGAAGAGACTCAGCGTGACATTCGTTCACTTCATCGTCCTCTTTCAGTGGTTCTTCACTTTTCTTATTATCCAGCAACGGTTTCTTCGGCTTTCTGGCTTCTTTTATAAATGTCTCAAACACCAACTTGTCGAACTCATAGCGGAGCCTATCATATTCCTTCTCTGAAAAATTCTGAACTGCACCTTGAATACACTTTTTGATTTCTCGCTTTAGTGCTGGGGAGATGGAACAACTAGGCTTTTCTTCTATTAAAGGTGCACTTTCAGGGTTTTTAACCACCCCGGAGGCAGTATCTGCGTCCATCTGTTTTCGAACTGCCTGCAAAATGTAGCCTTGTGTGCTCATCTGTGCATCAGCCGCACATTCTTTTATGCGCAGAGCTTCATCTTTATAAGGCTTCAGCAGAATTTGGGAATATTTGGCATCGCTTTTTTTGTTACTTGCTTTTTTGGCTTCGTTGTATGCCATCCGCTCCTCCATATATCGTGCTCAACGTAAATATATCGTGATTTTGTCCAACTATCCCTCTCTTTTACCTCCAAAAGGAAGCAAGATGGAGAAAGCACGGTATAGTGCTCGGCTTAAGCACGATACCGTGATAAGGTTAACACACTTCATCGGCTCCACCTCATTTCCCGGAGCCGTTAAACATTCACTCGTAAAGCAGGAGGTCATCCCCATGAGCCACCCCATCTACAAGCGTCCCTTTCCATAGACTGCCAACCACACAAGAGACAGTCCCGCCGGGATAGATTCATTATACCATCTGCCCGGACTTTTTGCAATCTTGACGTACAAAGGAGAGAAAGCACCATGAAGCAGACCGTGAAAACCAGCCGCGCCGCTGGGCAGCTTGAACAGATGTTCCGGGAACTGAACAAGCACTATTTTGATGGAAAACTACCGGAGCCGATAATATCCCTCAAGAAAACGCCGTCCGCATACGGACATATCACTTGTGCTAAGGTCTGGAAAGCCGGACAGGAGAGCAAGTACGAAATCAATATCTCGTCAGCTACCCTTGACCGTCCGATTGAAGAGACTGCCGCAACGCTTCTCCACGAGATGGTGCACGAATACAACCTTGAAAATGGCATCAAGGACACCTCTAATAATGGCGTCTACCATAACAAGCGCTTCAAGGAACAAGCAGAAGCACACGGACTGTCTGTGGAGCACCATGCTAAATACGGCTGGACAATTACAAGTCCCACCGAAGAGCTGTTGGACTTCATCATCTTCATGGGCTGGCAAGACATCCAGATGGGTGAGCGACTGGCATGGGCTGATATGGTCGGTACTGGTAACGGCAGCAAGACACCTGGCAGCAGTGAGACAGGCGCACCCAAGCCCCCAAAAGCCAAGAGCAGTACCCGGCGGTGGATATGCCCCAAGTGCGGCACTATTATCCGTAGCACCAAAGAAGTGCACGTTATCTGCGCTGACTGCATGGAGATATTCGTAAAGGCCGACTAATCACAAGAAAGACAGAGAGCAAGAGCACGAGTGAGAGTAGTGCCACCTTTTATATTGGAGGTCTATTATGGCAGATTATAAAATCCCGATTGACACCTTTGTTCAGGAGACGTTTGAGTGCAAGGCCAGCGTTTGCGCCATTCTAACGGGTGCGGCCCTGTCATTCCAAGATACCAATCTCCGAACCCGCCGGGACAAGAGCGACCTGCATATCACCGCCGGGAGCACATGGCTTTCCATTCCGCTTGCCAGCATTTTGAGCATCGAGCGTCAGACATTTCCGGACATTCACACCATCGAGTATGAGATCAGCGCCAGAGACGGCGGCAGCATCACCGTCGACGCTTTTTGAAAGTGTACTTGTAAAAAGGAGAATTATTATGAACGACTATATCAACACTACCGCAACCACTGTACTTACTGCCGCACAGCTCTTTCGTATCATAAAGAGCTTTCCCCGTGTATGGTTTTCGCTCATCAGCTCTAATCCTTGCGTACGCTATGAGTTTTTCGTCCCGTCCGAAGAGGTGTTTCTTGATTTTGAAAATGGTGTACCAACAATTTGTGCAGGATTAGATATTGAAAAAGACTCCTCTGCCTCCATCTCCTGCGACACATATCAATGCCAAGTTGATTTTGAGGATAATGACATCATAAGTCTTAACGCCAAACCACTTGCAAATGGTAATAGCAGCTGTCCTAATATCAGCATCTATGTCACGCAGTGGCTCTAATTTAGAGTACACCCTATTTATCATTTCGGTTCTATCCCATCCATTGCAATTTAGGGTCGGTTTTGGCATTCTTTTCAAAGATTTCTCTCATCTCTGACCTTATTTTTCTATCATCCAGTGAGGTACATCTATGAAGGTCGCATATGTTCGCGTCAGCACCGAAGAACAGAACGAAACCCGCCAAATCGAAGCACTCAAGAAACACAGCATCGAGAAGTGGTTCACCGAAAAAGTCAGCGGCAAGAGCATGGACAGGCCCCAGCTCCAAGCAATGCTCGACTATGTACGGGAGACTAACTATTAAAAGTCAAGCCCCAAAATGAAAAAATCCGCCAACCGACCGCTGCCCCTGACAAACAACATTCAAAACATCGGTGTACAAGGGGTACAAACAAGATAAAATAGAAATGAGGGGCGATAGAGCGGAAATGTCAGATTTTCCACTCTATCTGAACACGGTCGCTGGTGGCCTTGATCGTAGAGATCAAACCATCGGCGGCTTTTCTTTTGTCGTCAAAATCTATACTGTCCCAGTTGTCGAGATAATAGGATAACTTCTTTATCTGCTGGGGAGATATGGTTTCAACGCTCAATTCGGCGATTGCCTTTGAAATGGTCTGGCGTCGGGTGTCCAGTTCTTCAATTTTTTTGTTGGCGTAGGCAAGCAAGGTCGCATTGGCTCCGGTCAGCGTATCCAGCAGCTTTTCAATTTCTGCCTCCACCTGTGCCAGCTCCACTTGATAGGCGGTCAGCTTCGGATTGACTTTTTCCTCCCTGCCGTGGAGTATCTGAAAGTCTTTGAACTTCTCCTGCATGGCCGAGAAAATGAATTGCTCAAATTCTTCTTTGCGGATTTTCCCGCAGCCCGGACAACCTTTGTTTTCCGTCCGTTTGGTGCAGCGGAAATAGCCTGTACTGTTTGGTACATGGGTGGCTTTCAGCGCATACCCACAATGCCCGCATTTGATTTTTCCGGCCAACCAAGTATTTTTCGGTTTCCGCCCCTGCTGGAAGGTGGTATTTGCCATGAGCTTTTTCCGGCATTTCAGCCATGTGTCAGAGGAAATGAGTGCTTCGTGGGGAGCGATAACAAGTATCTGGTCTTTTAAGCACCTGTCCTTGTCCTCCTTCACATCCCGTCCCTGATAAAGATAGCAGCCGTTTGTTCCGGCAAAGTCAGAAGCGTCATTGATAATCGCTGCGCCCTGGCTTTTGAAAAATTCGTACAGCTCCAAATCGGCCTGTGCGTAAACGGGGTTTCTTAAAAGCTGGGAAAGAAATGTACGGAACATGGATTTGCCATAAATTTTTATGTCATGTTCCTCGAAGTATCGGGTAATATCTCCGAAGGAGGTTTCCGGTTCAGCGTACATTTCAAACATCAGCCGAACATGGTCGGCA